GGATCACCTGGCGGCCTATAAAGCGGAATTTTATCTCGACCTAACCGAGACTAAATAACTCTGCGAAACCGCAAAATCAAAAAATGGCTATTTTACGGCCATTTCCACCTATATTCCCCACCTCCGGGTTAAATACCTAGAATACTACGAAAGTAGCGATTTTGGAACTTTAACTAATCAAGGAGAGATTGGGATGTCACAACAACAAAAGCTTGAAAAGGTATTGGATCTTCTATTATCAGAAGACTCAGACCAGGCTGCTGAACTTCTCCACCAGATCATTGTAGAAAAAGCTCGAGTCATCTATGAAAGCATTGTCGAAGAAGAAGACGATGCTGAAAAGGAAGATCTTGATGAATCCGATGAAGTTGGTGGCGAGCCAAATAAGGACTTTACTGATGAAATCGCATCCGATAAGGATGAGGTTGATGCTGATGAGCAAAACGACGGCGAAGCCGGCGACGGTGAAGATGATGGCGAAGGCGGCGATGATGAAGATGAAGAAGGCGCAGCCGATGAATTCGGTGGCGAGGAAGGCGGCGAAGGTACAACAGAAGAGCGCGTTGAAGATCTAGAATCTCAACTTGCTGAACTACGTGCAGAATTCGACGCATTGATGGGTGAAGAAATGCAAGAGCCACAGCATGCAGATCTAGCAGGTATGGATCCTAACGTAGAACCAGCCGGCGATGATATGGGTGGTGCTCCTGATTTCGGCGGTGGCGACATGGGCGGCGAAGAGAAAGTCGTTGGTGAAGTCGTAGCAACTATGTTCGAGAAAAAGAAGGACAAGAAGCTAGAAGTCGCTCCACAAAAGAAAGATGCAAAGAAGGACAAGAAGGTTGACGAAGAAACACAATTCTTGAACAAGGTTGCTGATACCGGTCAAAAGGGTAAGGCAGGACTTGTCGGAACAGGTAAGGGAACACCACTAGGTGCTGAACAAACCAACTCGTCATTCACACATATTCCTCCACGTAAGGACTATGGTGGAAATCCGAAGAATATCCTAGGTAGCAAGTCTACCGGTGGCGAATATGGAAAGTATCATGGTGATTCTGCAAAGGATGACACACCTACTGATAACGTAAAGGTTGATCCTAAGAAATCCGGCGTTAAGGCTGATACCACTGCAAAGTGGACAGGCGGTAAGTCGGCAGGTGAAGGCTTTACAAAGTCTCCTCTAACCAAGAAGCCAGCTTAAGGAACGAAAATGGCCATGGCAAATAAACTGTACGAGTATTTGTCTTTTGACAAAGCACACGTCCAACTTCTAGAAGAAGATAACAAGATGACTGGCGGTAAAGATCTCTGCATGAAAGGGATCTTTATTCAGGGTGACGTAAGAAACCAAAATCAGCGTGTTTATCCAGTTCGTGAAATTGCTAGAGCTGTAAATTCTATTACTGAGAAATTGAGCGCAGGTCAATCAGTTATGGGAGAACTCGACCATCCGGAAGAGTTGTCTATTAACCTTGACCGCGTGAGTCACCTCATCACAGAAATGTGGATGGATGGTGCAGACGGATACGGTAAGTTGAAAATTGTTCCAACCCCAATGGGCAACATAGTTAAGACATTGTTGCAATCGGGAGCAAAGTTGGGCGTTTCATCCCGTGGTTCTGGAAATGTTGGTGATGACGGTGCGGTTTCGGATTTCGAAATTATCACAGTTGACATCGTTGCACAACCAAGTGCTCCAAATGCGTTTCCTAGAACAATATATGAAAGTCTTTTTAACATGAAGGGTGGTGCCAGTGTAATGAATACCGCAAGGGCCGCATTGACTGAAGCCGCTGCACAGAAACAGCTTGTTAAAGACCTTCACAAATTGATCAACGAGTTGAAAATTTAAGGGGAACTCAAGATGGCAAAAAAACTAGATGAGATCTTGAGCGAAAGCGTTGGACTATCAGAAGACACCAGAAGCCAGATCGTTGGCCTATGGGAATCAAAGTTATCCGAAGCTCGTGAAGAAGTTGCAGCAACACTCCGTGAGGAATTTGCACGTAAGTTTGAACACGACAAGGGTGTTTTGACAGAAGCGATTGATCGTTTCTTGAATGATAAGGTTCGCGTCGAACTCGAAGAATTCGCCGATGACAAGAGAAAACTTGTCGCTGAAAGAGTTGCTTACAAGAGCAAGCTCACAGAACACACAGGAATGTTAAACAAGTTCGTGACAGAAGCAGTAGCAAAGGAAATGAAAGAGTTCCATGCTGAAAAGAAGGCCATGAAGGAAAACTTTGGTAAGCTAGAAAACTTCCTATTGAAGCAACTTGCAGAAGAAATTCGCGAGTTCCGTGCAGATAAGAAGAGCCTAGTTGAACAAAAGGTTAAGATGGTTACCGAAGGTAAGCAGAAGCTACAAGAAACAAAGGCACAGTTTATTAAGCGTGCAGCTCAGATTATCGAGTCTAACATTGAGAAGACTCTACGTTCTGAAATCGGACAATTCAAGGAAGACATTCGTGTTGCCCGTGAAAATGATTTCGGTCGTAAGATTTTTGAAAGCGTCGCCGCAGAGTTCATGACTTCGTATCTTAACGAAGGAACTGAGCTTAAGAAGCTACAAAAGGTGCTCGAATCTAAGAACCAAGAACTTGCAACACTTAACGAATCAGTTAAGAAGAGCAGAGGCTTGATGGAAGGTTTGGATACCAAACTAAAAGCTACTCAGGATCTAGTCGAAAGACAAAGAGTCATGGGAGAGTTACTAGCACCATTGTCTAAGGACAAGAAAGCTGTAATGAAAGAATTGCTTGAATCGGTTCAGACTAAGAATTTGCAAGGTGCATACAACAAGTATTTGCCAAGCGTTCTAAATGAAGCCGCTGTACGTAAACCTGAGTCTACCAAGACACAGTTAACTGAGGCGACATTGTCAGCCAAGACAGGCAACAGAGCGGAGGTCGCTCAAGAAGAAGTTACTGAAGATAGTTCAGAACTACAACACATTTTGTCCTTAGCCGGAATTAGAAAGTAATCTAGGAGAAAACTATAATGGCAACAAAGCTATTTGAATCAAACTGGGGCGCAACAAAAGAAGCCCTTTTAGAAGGCCTTAAGGGAACCCGTCGTCAGTCAATGGACGTAGTGTTTGAAAACACTCGTAGATACTTGGCTGAATCGGCAACCGCAGGAGCTACACAAGCTGGTAACATCGCTGTACTTAACAAGGTAATGTTGCCCCTAATCCGTCGTGTTATGCCTACCGTTATTGCGAACGAAATCATGGGTGTTCAGCCTATGACAGGTCCAGTCGGTCAGATCCACACTTTGCGTGTTCGTTACGCTAATACAGCAGCTGGTGTTACAGCTGGTACAGAAGCACTTGGTCCATTCGAAATTGCTAAGGCATATTCGGGTAACGAAGTTGTTGCTGATCCAGGTGCAGCAAGCACAGCTCGTCTAGAAGGCGTACCAGGTAACAAGATGAGCATCCAAATCTTGAAGGAAACTGTCGAAGCTAAGACACGTAAGTTGTCGGCTCGTTGGACCTTCGAAGCTGCTCAGGATGCTAACGCTATCCATGGTATCGACATCGAAGCAGAAATCATGCAAGCACTTGCACAAGAAATCACAGTTGAAATCGACCAAGAAATGTTGTTCAAGTTGAGCGCATTGGTTCCAGTCGCTCCAACAACATTCAACCAAGCCGCTGTATCTGGTACAGCTACATACGTTGGTGATGAAATGGCTGCTCTTGCAGTTATGATCAACCAGCAGGCTAACTTGATTGCAGCTCGTACACGTCGTGGTGCAGCTAACTGGTGTGTTGTTTCGCCAACAGCGTTGACAATTCTTCAGACAGCAACTACATCGTCGTTCGCTCGTACCACAGAAGGTACATTCGAAGCACCTACAAACACCAAGTTTGTTGGTACATTGAACAGCACAATGCGTGTTTATGTTAACCAGTACGCAAGTGATGGTGATCCAGTTCTTATCGGCTACAAGGGCCCAACAGAAACTGACGCCGCAGCTTACTACTGCCCATACATTCCATTGATGAGCGTTGGTCCAGTTATGGATCCACAGACATTCGAACCAGTTGTGTCG